CCCTCCGCAATGTCTTCAATTGTGTGTGTCCCTCCTGAGTATTCTAAAGCCGCTTCGATGTGTTTGCGCAGCGACCAAAACTCCTCCATTAACGCTTACCTGCCGTTGTAGTCTCCAAACGCATAACCCCAACGCGCCAGTCATCCAATATGTTGCCTGTAACCTTCATCTTCACGGACCGGCCTGAGAACCTAGCATCGGTAGGAGCCTTGGCCGAGAACGGGCCATAGGTAGATTCAGCCGATGTCGGGTACAACCTTGCCGTGAAGGAGATGGCAACCTCGCCCAGTGTCTGCTCGTCGGGGATAACAGACCTGACGGACATGATGTTCTCGCCTGTACCGATCTCAATGGGTCCTGACTGGGCGTAGGGGTTGACAGAGTCGTAGGTGAATCCCACCTCATGCTCGTAGATGTAGGAGTCTGCGCTCACCATCAAGGGGTTGCTGAACACGCCCCTGTCAGTGCCAGCCGTGCGAGACATAGTTCCAATAGCCCAGTGACCCTCACGGTAGTTGTACGTCACATAGGAATCATTCTCGTTTGATGCACTTGAAGGGTAGAACCATGTGATCTCACCAAACGAAGAGTTGTGGACTGCGTAGACCTTTGAGGCTTGGTTGTAGTTGATGTTGTTGAAGACGTAGTCGGACACTTCGCAGTTCATTGGCTTGACGTAGCCGTCGTACTGCCAAAAGCCTGACTTGGACATCCACATCGCGGAGGTGTCAATGGCCGCTATTGCTTGCGAAGAGATCACCCCACAGCCAGAACCTACCTTCTCAAACGAGTACACGAAGGGAAGGCCTATGTAACTTGCTGTATGCACATCCACGTCTGTAAACAATAAGTTTACACCTCGGACTCTTTTTCCTGCCTTCAGTGATCCAACTGTGGCTAGTTCAAAGTCACCCGCCTGATTAGTTGACGCGGCAGTCCATACTGTGTTGTTCTCTTGGTCACACCAAGACACTAGACGGCCATTCCCACCGGCTCCCAACGCAAAGATAATTCGCTCTGAAGTCACCAAAAGGGCGGCGCAGCCCGTTGGGGCATTGGTGATTACAGCAGCAAGAGTCGGAGTTGAAAAACCCAACTGCCACTCGTAGAGTTTGCCGTCCGTGTCGCTACACGCCACAAGGTACTCGCCAAAGGTGTCAAGGCTCCACGTTGTGGCAGGAGCCACGGAGCCGATGTCAGGACGTGCGACGCCATAGGCAAACGAACCGTAGGTATTGAATCCATAGCCAGTACCGCTGAGTGCGTTTGCTCGGCCTGTAGTGAAACCCGTTGGGGTGATGTCTTTGACAACGGAGTTCTCGTCCATCGCAAAAAGTTTTGAATGAGTACCAGCGGCAACGTACCGGCCACCGATGTTTGATCTCCATGCTATCAATCCACGGCAGAGTCCAGTGAGTTGCGTCGCTGACCTCTTTCTCCACCCGCCAATGGGTCGCAGAGTGTTCTCGTACCAGCGCACAAGGTTTGAGTCGTACCAGCGTCCCGCAGCCTGGTACTCAGTACCATTACGGTAGACGCCTGGGGGGATTTTGAGTGGTATGAGTGCCATGACGAGATTATGCTGTTTCTGTGGACAAATTGGAGACGAACGACATGGTGGCAATCACCGAAGGAACTGACGGGCGTGTCGGGGAGGTTCCCGCCGCAAAGGTTTCAATGGTCACCGCAACGTCGCTTGTCCTCCAAACGATCTGCACATAGTCATTTGCGACCATGCTGACAAAGAAATTAAGGGCAACGATTACATGGGACGGGTCGCCCGACGACTTCCTTGCCGAAATGCCAAACCTGCTGTTGGATTTGGCAATGTCCGTCCCGTTCTTTCTGAACCAAAAGTCAACATCCTCAGAACTGTTTGTCGTGTTCTTGACTTGGATGCTGAATTGCAGGTTGTACACACCAGGCTGCGCCACGTTAAGCCTTGATGAATCTGACAATGTCACCCCGTTGCTGAAGTCCGTAGTGTCAAAGGTTACAGGGTAGGCTGTGGTGGTGTTGGCCGCCGTCTGATTTGTACCGTCCTGAAACGCACCGTAGGGTATGTTGATGTACTTCCCTCCCCTCGGCCCGAACAGCGCAGCAATGATGCCTGTGACGCGCTGAAAGTACCCTCCCATATTGGCAAAGGTCTGGCTGAAGTATCTCTGCTCGTACTCATTCCCAGGCGTACCCGTGTTGGGTGCTGCCGGTGTTGTAAGTTGGCTGGTGTAGTTTGTTGCCATTACTCAAACTGACGAGTGCCAGCCTTGTCAATAATCAATGCTTTGCCACGGGGTTCTGCACCATCCACGTTAGGGATGCTGATATGCGTCCATCGGTCAAACTCACGGATGATCTGATCAAATGGCAAACCCGCAGCAATCACAGCGCGGACTACTTCGTCGGGAGTCACACCTGGCACTCGGAAGTCAGCCGCACAACCGTGACGGTGTTGGCTGGAGTCCTTGCTGCCCACTGCGTCATTGACCTGCTTGCAGCGGAACGCAGAGTTAATCATCACAGGCTTGCCACCCAAGGTAGATTTGACCTGCTCAAGCAATTGCGCCAAGCGTTGCAGGTTGCTTATTTCTTCCTGTGTCGGGCTGTTATCAAACTCACGGTGGTCGGTGACGGTAAGTTCCGCAAGGGTGAAGTGTTTACTTAGGCTTGTCATTGCCGTTTTCTCCTATTTTGATGCCAGTGATAAGGCCAAGAAACCCGCCAACAATAGTCTGAAACGCAGGGCCAACAATTCCAAAGAGTTTGTCGTTATCGACTAGCACGTCAAAGAAACCAAACATAAACACAACAACCATTGACAGCACGGTAAGCGACAGAGTGACGGAAGCAATCAAAGTAACCCATTGGGATAGTTGCTCTCTGCTCATTTGTTGCTCCGCATCTCAACAATTTTCTCAGCCGTTCTGCCACCAAAATATGCGAGAAACACGATCTGACCCCATGAACCTAGCAGATTTACGTAGGACTCTTGTGCGTTGTATCCAAAGGCTGACATCGCTGTAAACATAAAGTAAGCAATAAAGATGGCGATTAGTGCGATTGGGCGAATGTTCTTAGACAGCCACGAATCCGATGCCATGTCAGCAGTCCACCGTGCAGTGGTGTTTTCCTGTTCAGCCTTAAACATCTCAGTCTCGTTGGCCATCTTTGCCAACTCACCGCTTTGGGCAAGCGTAGCCAGCTCAAGCTGGGCTTTGGCCTTGGCCTCTGGGTCGGGGATCAGTTTGTCGATTAACTTACCGCCAACTGCTAATAGTCCTGTAATGTCAAACATCATTTTCCTTTCAAAGCAATTACACCCCAAGCCACCAAAATAAAGATGGCCGCAGCCACCAGTATGCACAACCCCATTGTGATGGCCTCGTCTATTTCCTTCTTGCGGTTCTTGGCCGCTTTAGCATCTAGTATTTCTTGCGTTCTTCTGCGCTGCACAATGCTGTTGCGCTCTAAAAGAATCTGACTCCACAACTGGCTGTGACCTTGGTTGATGAAGTGCCACTTGAGTTCTTCTTCAGCCCGATTCAGTTCATGCAGTTGCATGACGGTACTCATCGCTTGGCTGGTGTCGGAACTGTATTTCTTCTTCGGGTCCTTAACTGCTTCCTTTGCAACCTTTTCCTTTGCATCAAAGAACTTCATCACATCGCCGGTGATGCCCTGAATGTCTTTGCCCATCTTGATGGCGGCTTGGATGCCTTTGATGGCTCCTTGGGCAACTGCGAAGGCCGTTAGTGGGTCCATGATGCTACTTCTTGCTTTGGCAAATTGTAGTAAGCAGCCTCCCCATTTTTTCTCGCCTTTATTGCATCATCAATAAGTTTATAACGACCTAACCATTTGTTTTTTTTGTTTACTTTTATGTAAACATTCCAGCATTCATCTCTTTTATACCAAGACACGCCAATGTGTCCACTTGTATTGTGCTTTGGAGTGCTTATATTTTGACAATTGTCAGAGTACCCTACTTCTCTTAAATTACAAAAACGGTTGTCATTCCTTACTCGGTTCATGTGGTCAATGTAAATTTTGGGCATTTCCCCAGTCTCATACAACCAAATTAACCTATGAACTAAATGACTTTTTCCATCTATTTTTACTACAAAATAACCGTTCCCATTTAAACCTCCCGCTAACTGACCAATTTTTACATTTCTTCCACGGGCAATTTTCCATCGAAAATCACCAGTTTCTTTGTCATAAGTAAATAAAGATTTAAGGTATTCTTGATTCATTCTTGACCTCCAGTACCCAGCGACACACCCTCCCGTCTTTGTCTAAAAACTCATTTGCCCCATACTTTTCTTGCGGCAGCACGACACGGCACACCAGCACGATTTTTGTTTCCGTGTTGGGCCATTGAATCTGAGCAGAAGCAAGTGCATCAATCACTTGTCCACTTTAGTTTCAAGACGGTCAAAAATCTTGCCAAGCATCTCTTTGACTTCTTTTATGTCATTGCGGTAATCATCTTTGCTAAGGTAGTTGTGAGGCATATTCCGAACATCGGTATCAAGGCGCTCGATGGCCTTGGTGATACCGTTTAGTGTCCACCCACCGAGAAACGCCGCTAACCCAAGGGCCGCATTAAAGAACACCTGATAGTCCATGACTACGCTACTGGAGTCTCAACCACCACTTCAGGCTCCACAACGGCTGCTTCCGCTACCTGTTGTGCCGCCACAGCAGCATCGTGTGCAGCCTGTTCGTCAGCGGTGTACTCAACCATTTTGGTTTCACCTGTTGTCGCGTTAACTTCAATTCTATGTGTCATGGCATCACCTGTTTAATTTCATCTACTGTGACCGATGCGTCAATTGCTGTTTGCATGGTAGCGTACTTATCACGAACAAGTTGCCGCGCTGCTTCAGCGGCTGCGGCCTCAGAAGGAATGGATGCCTTGATGTCCAAAGGCGCAAACTCAGCAGAGCGAGCAGTGCGTCTAGCGTCATGTGCAATAGTCTTGGCCTTGGCGATGTTAATGGTGATCATGCTGTGTACTCCCATGCGTTACGGAATGTGCGGTCTTCGGGGATGTCTGCAACATCAACAATCTTGTAGGGCTTGCCTTCAGGAATGTCCTTCATTGCTGCTTCAATAGATTCGGCGGGAACAATGACAGCAACACCACCATCGTCAGTTGGGTAAATAATTCGTTTGGTCATTTTTGTTCCTAATTAACGGAAGACAGCCACGTTGCAAAACCCGCAGTCTG